ACAAAGATGTAGTAGTTCATCACCATCAAGGTGTTGGTCATGTTTATAAAAACCACAAACATATTGCATCTGGTGACTATGATGAAGGTGCTGGCGGTTACTTTATGTCTAAACATGGTGACAAAAAGACAGGCCAAAAGTTCTTTGACAATGAACACAAAGTTGCAAAACATTATGCAGAATCAATTGAAGAATCAGCATTAACTCGTGTAATGAATAAACTAAAAGATGTTGAAACTAAGAAATCATTTGCAACAGGTCAAAGTCGTATTCCTACACCTGAAGAAAGACGAAAACAATTGTCTAAAAAAGCAAGTGTAGTAAAAGAGGCGGCAAAGAAAAAGAAACAAAAACCTGAAACATTTGAAGCAGAACCAGAATTAACTTCAGATGTTCAAATTAAAGGTTCATAATTATTAACAATGATTGAGTTATAAATAGATTATAATTTAAAAAAAATTTAGATTTAGGAGAAAATAAGATGGCTTTATGGTCAAACACAGATGCTAATACGAGTGTGCCAAAGTTTGCGCCTTCAACCGTAAACCTTGAAAACACACAAGATAATAGTAATTTAATGTATGCTAATACTACTGCTGATGCTTTCGTTACAGGCGAAACAATCGGTGTATTTGGTGTAGATACAGCAGAACAAGCTGCATCAGCAAACAATGCTGGTGGTCACGCAGGTTGGGTTTTAAGAACAGAAGGATCAGGTGGTCGTGCTGGTAGAGTTCATGTAGAAACTTTAGTTGCAATGGGCTCTATGACAGGAGACGGTTCAGCATCAGCTAATGATGATGTAATCTTCCCAGATAGTTAAGATATATGAGATTTAAAAATTATCTAACAGAGTTATATAACATTGAGGTAGGCCAAGCTGACAAAAAGCATGAAATACCCACTGGTGAAAACTCTAGTTCTATTTCTAATCCAAAAATTAAAGCTGAAATAAACTTTAATTTGATGAACGAGTTAGATAATAACCATCTTTCTCCACAATCTGGTATTCAGGCTATTCGTAAAGTGCTTCACAGATATTCATTTGATCTGCCAGCACTTTACGATATCCATCCTGAAGCAGATGAGTTGGCGATAGAATTAGATCAATTTGGTCATGTGTTTAACTATGATGAAACAAATGAATTTGGGAAAAATGATGAATTATCAGATGATCCACAAGTTCACTACCTTTACATCATGTATTACTTAGATCACACAGGCATTGGTGCCAAATATGAATTTTATGCTGAAGTTGTTGATAGTGATACATTAGATGAAATTCTAACTGATTCGGAGGACGAGTTAGAAGAACTAGAATAATATGTTATTTGATAATTTGAATAGTGATAATATAATGATATATGCAGTCAAAGCTTATGATAAGCCAAATTGTATCATGAGCGAATTTAAAGATGATATGAAGCGATTCAATTATCTTAAACGATTGTTTAAAAGATATCGAAGTTTTGGTGAAGTCAGAGAACGATTAGTATTAAATCATTTAGTTGTTCTATGTAATGTATTTACACCAGAAATAGCAGTAAGATTATTGTTTTATAAATTGGCCAAAGAAGATTTTGTGCCATTAAAAACATACTTAACATTTTTAAATGTAATGCCTGAAAAGGTAAGAGGTATAAAAGGTAAAGATATTATCTCATCTGATATACCATTAGATAATACACTAATAAAAGTATTAAGAGAAATTCAATGAACGAAGATTGGTCAGACAAATATAAAAAGAGTATCGATTGTAATAATCCAAAAGGATTTTCACAACGAGCTCATTGCCAAGGTCGAAAAAAGAAAATGAATGAAGAAGAAAATCCACGCAAGATGTATCATAAGCACTTTATGAAGGCTATGAAGGCTATGCCTGGAAGTCAGATACAAGCAAAACACAAAGCTGAAATGGAAAAATACAGAAAGCAAATGGGTAGTTCATTCATCAACCAAGTTGCACCTAAAAAAATGGCGAAGTTTGATAGAAAGATTAAAGAAGATGCACCAACCGTAAATACTGGTGGTGGTCAAGTGGCGGGTCTTGGTGTAGGTGACCAAGGTGAACCAGGAATTAAGAAAAGAAAAAGATTCACCAAAGGTCAATTGTTACCATTCTATACCTTTGTGAGGAGAAAAACAAAATAATGTTTGGTACTGTGAAGATGATTGCTATATTGATTATTGTTTTGGTGATTGCTGGAGGTCTTTGGTATGTCACAGGTCTAAGAGCAGACCTAGCAATATCACAAGCAAATAATGCTAAATTAGAAGAATCTGTTCAACAACAACAAGAGTTGATGGATCAAATGCAAAATGATATAAAACAGATTCAATCGATTAATGATGAACTGAATGAAGTTAATGCTAAAAACCAAGAACAGTTAAAACAATTAACTGATAAGTTTAGTGTTAATGCAAAAGGTGAAAAAAGAGATTTTGGTGCCATAGCTGCAGAAAAACCAAAATCAATACAAAGATTAGTGAACAGAGGTGTTGCTAATGTGGTTCGTTGTTTAGAACTCGTTACTGGCGCTGAACACACTGAAAAAGAACTTAATGCTAAATTAACAAGTGAGACGAACCGTGAATGTCCTGATATTGCGAACCCTAATTATACCCCTACTACTCCTTAACCTAACAGGTTGTATGTCGTTTGGTGGGTTGTTTGGCGATAAAGTCAAACCTATCGAAGTGCAAACTAAGGCAGTAGAAAGAACCAGGTTAAATCTTCCTGATCCAAAACCTATTAAACCAATGACACCTAAATGGTATGTGGTGACACCGGATAACATTGATGAGGTGTGGAAAGAACTCAAAGACAATAATGCTGATGTTGTATTGTTTGCCGTCACCGATGATGGTTATGAACAGTTAGCAATCACAATGGCAGAATTGAGAAATTATATCAAGTCACAAAAGGCTATTATAATTAAATATAAAGAATATTACGAACCAGAAGAAAAGGATAAAAAGTGAGAATAGGATTATTAATAACAGCAGTTTTATGGTTAATACTATCAATGATTAGCATAGTATTTGCTAAAGATAAAGAAGGTGTTTTACATGATTATCCCATTACAAGAGTAATTGATGGTGACACAGTAGCATTTCAAGCCGACTTCTTGCCAGACCCATTAAAGAAAGAATTAAGTATTCGAGTATATGGTGTTGATACGCCAGAAAAAGGTTGGAGAGGCCAATGTGATTCTGAAAAAGAATTAGGTGCAGAAGCATCAGCGTTCACAAAGGGTCTTGTAGAAAATGCCAAGAAAACGCAAGTGGTTTTAATTGGTTGGGACAAATTTGGTGGTCGTGTATTAGGTGATGTAATCTTTGATGGTCAAAGTTTAAGAGAACAACTGATATCTAAAGGTTATGCTCGTGAATATTACGGAGATAAAAAGGAGAGTTGGTGTAAATGAGAAATTTAATTCTATCAATATCAATAGTATTTTTATCAGGTTGTGCTATATGGGACGCCTACAATATGGCAAGATTTGACAATAATGAATACTACTTAGTTAATTCAATCACAACAAATGCTATATTAGGTAAAGAACAATGTGGTCTTTTAACTGCCAAAAAATATGTAAAAAAAGTATGGCATAAATCAAACGAATTTCATAACTATTCATCAGCTATACCAAACAATGAAGAAACAATTACTATGTCAGGTGAACTCATTAAAATTACAAAAGGTTTGCATGATAAGTATGAGCAAGAAGATTATGTTGGCAAAGCATATTGTGAAGCCAAGTTTTCAATCATTATTAAAAATTCAACAAGAATACAAAATGTAGTCGGAGGTAAACCACGATGAGTTTAGAAGAACAGTTTGAAGAACTATTAAAATCTGATAGTTCAGGTGTAACAGATTTTGTAGCAGATGCACAAAATTATCAAAATCTTTTTGACGCTAAAGAGATTTCATTTGATGAATACAAAGAACTTTTATCAGATTTAGAAAGCACAAAAGTTATTGAAGCAGCAGCCGGTGATTTGGAAGTAAGAACTAAATTAAATGAATTAATTTCAACAATGATAACTGTTGGTTCTCTAGTCGTTTAATTTAGGAGAAATCATGGCAGAAGATGTAAAAGTAGAAGAAACAAAAAAAACATATCACCCAGCTGATACAAACGGCGATGGTGTAGTATCACAAGAAGAACATAAAATGTATTTGGAGTTCAAACGCAAAGCATTTGAAGATGAAGATGCAATGCGTGATGCACAAAGAAAGATGGCATGGTTTGCATTATTTGGTATGTTATTATACCCATTTGCAGTTGTTCTTGCTGATTTAGTTAATTTAGATGGTGCTAGCAAAATACTTGGCGATATGGCCGCAACATACTTTGTATCAGTTGCTGCTATTGTAGCTGCATTTTTTGGTACTCAAAGTTTTGGTAAGAAAGCATCAGATAGTAAATAATGGCCGAAGATAAGATAAACAATCTTAAATTAGATGTCGAACTGCTCAAGAAAGATGTAGAGCAGTTCGATACTCTATGCGACCGAGTTACAGAATCCATAGAGAAAATACAAGATGTCAATCAAAATCTTGTAAAAATGATCTCGTTGCATGAACAACGCCATGATCAGCATGAAAAGGCTGAAGATGATATTGAAGATGACATTAAAGAATTACATTCAAGAATTACCTCAATTAACCGTGAAATACATGATAGGATAGACCAAGTTGAACATCATATTACCGAAAGAATTGATGCCTTGAGGTCAGACTTAATTAAACACAAACAAGATGATAAAAACCCATTCGTAAAATGGGCAGATATAGATAAAGCAAAATACTTTTTTATTGCCGGTGTTTTAGTTGCAGGTTTCTTATTAGGCAAATTTGACTTCTTTACCTTATTTTCCGCTATAAACTGATTGACAATTCTATGACATTGTGTTAATATCCACACTATGTCACTAATCACAGATACAAAATACACAAAGATGATTTCTTATCGCTTGAGAAACTTCAAGCAAAAGAATGATTATCTTTTCAATTTCTCTTGCCCATTATGTGGTGACAGTCAAAAGAATAAATCTAAAGCCAGAGGTTATGTTTATCAAAAAGGCAATAATTTATTTTATAGATGCCACAATTGCAGTGCAAGCACCACAGTTGGTAATTTAATTAAGGCTGTTGATCCCGCTATACACAAAGAATATATCTTAGAAAGATATAAGTCAGGTGAAAACAATAAAACATATGTAAAAAGAACATATGATGTTCCAACACCAAAGTTTGGTAAAATAGATAAACAAAAAACATTTGAGTTTGGTGATTGGTGTGATAAATTACCTGAGAATCATTTTTGTATTCAATATCTCAAAGGTCGTAAAGTTCCAAAAGAACATTGGAAAAGATTAATCTTTACATCAAAGTATAAACAGTTTGTAGATAGATTGATTCCAAGTCACGGAAAACAGATTGTGGATGATGCTAGACTGGTTATCCCATTCTATGATGAATACAATAATCTAATTGCAGTATCAGGTCGTGCATTAGAAAGCAGTGATAAGTTGATTCGATATGTAACCATAAAAACAAGAGAATCCGCTGATAAACTTATCTATGGTATGGACAGAGTTGACTTAACTAAACCTGTAAAAATTGTTGAAGGTCCGTTAGATAGTTTGTTTTTGGATAATTGTGTGGCATCAGCGGACGCTAATTTATTACTTGTTGCGAAAAGTATACAATGTGCTAAAAAAATATTAATATTTGATAATGAACCAAGAAATAAAGAACTCGTCAGGATCATGCAAGATGCAATCAGATCACAACAAGATGTAGTAATTTGGCCAAATACCTTGTCCGGAAATAAAGATATTAATGAGTTATTTTTATCAGGAAAGTCTCAATCCGAGATAGAAAATATTATAAGTAATAATACCTTTTCAGGTCTGGAGGCAGAGACAAATTTTGTATATTGGAAGAAAGTATAGATTATGAAAGTAAGATTAGTGAGTTATTCTAAGCCAGTCATCGAAGATGCGGACAATATTACAAATTTGGTAGCTTACTGTGCTAGGGTTTCAAATCCCGGTAACCAGAGCAATAAAGACACAAGCGAAAAATTAATTCGCTACTTGATCAATCATCAGCATTGGTCTCCTCTTGAAATGGTAAGTATGTGTTTGGAAATAGAAACAACCAGAGATATCGCAAGACAAATTTTGCGACACCGGTCTTTTTCATTCCAAGAATTTAGCCAACGCTATGCTGACCCTACAAAAGAATTAGATTTTTTTGTAAGAGAAGCCAGATTGCAAGACACAAATAATAGGCAAAATAGTGTTGATACAGAAGACTTTAATCTACAAGAAGAATGGAGATTAAGGCAAATCCAAGTGATCAATAATGCTAAAGAAACATACAATTGGGCTATTGAAAATGGGATTGCAAAAGAACAAGCCCGAGCAGTATTGCCAGAAGGTAACACAATCTCTCGTATGTATATGAATGGAACATTGCGTTCTTGGATTCACTATATACAACTACGAGCAGCCAATGGCACACAAAAAGAACATAGAGAAATTGCACAGCTGTGTGCTAAAGTAATTGCCGAGGTATTCCCCATGGCAAAAGAATTCACATAAATTTATAGATAAATTATTTTTGGAGTAGTTGAATGGACAATATAGTTCATGGTATTAATGTTGATTATACAAAAGATTCATTGTTTGATCAGTTAGGTTTAAAACGATTAAAAGAAAGTTACATGAGGGAAGATGAAAATAGTCCTCAAGAAAGATTCGCATATGTATCAAGTGCTTTTGGAAGCAATAAAGAACACTCTCAACGGTTGTATGATTATGCTAGTAAGCATTGGTTATCTTACTCTACTCCTATTTTATCTTATGGTCGGTCTAAGCGTGGCCTGCCTATATCTTGTTTTCTGCCCTATCTTGATGATTCTGCTGAAGGTCTAGTTGATACACTTTCAGAAGTTAATTGGTTGTCAATGTTGGGTGGTGGTGTCGGTATCGGCATAGGTATTCGTTCATCGGATGACAAATCCGTTGGTGTTATGCCTCACTTACGAACATATGATGCAAGTTCATTGGCCTATCGTCAAGGACGAACAAGGAGAGGTTCCTATGCAGCTTATTTGAACATATCTCATCCAGATATCATGATGTTTTTAGAGATGCGTAGACCAACTGGAGACCAAAACATGAGATGTTTGAATCTTCACCACGGCATCAATATCACTGATGACTTCATGCAAATTATTGAAAACTGTATGGTCGATCCAGAAGCAGATGATTCATGGGAACTAAAAGATCCAAATAATGGTCAAGTAAAAGAAGTTGTATCAGCAAAAGAAATCTGGCAACGAATATTAGAGATTCGTATGCAAACAGGTGAACCATATTTACATTTTATTGATACATCAAACCAACATTTACCAGAATGGCAAAAGAAACTAGGGTTGTCAATCAAACAATCTAATCTTTGCTCTGAAATTATTTTACCAACAGATAAAGAAAGAACAGCTGTTTGTTGTTTATCTTCCGTCAACTTAGAATATTTTGATGATTGGAAAAACGATGAGTTATTCTTAAAAGATATTGCTGAAATGCTAGACAATGTGTTACAGTATTTTATAGACAACGCACCAGATGGTGTAGCACGAGCTAAATATTCAGCAGAGCGTGAACGAAGTATTGGCGTTGGTGCATTAGGTTGGCACGCTTATCTCCAAAAGAATAATCTTCCATGGGAATCAGCACAAGCCGTTGGTCGCAACAAAAAAATATTTGAACACATAAGAACAAAACTTAATGAAGCAAATAAAGATTTAGGTCGCAAACGAGGTTCAGCACCAGATGCAAAAGGCACAGGTCTAAGATTCTCACATTTAATGGCGATTGCACCAAATGCTTCATCAAGTATTATTATGGGTAACACCTCACCAAGTATTGAACCATATCGTGCAAATGCTTATAGACAAGATACAATGTCTGGTGCTCATTTGAACAAAAATAAATTCTTAGATAAAATCATCAAAGACAAATGTGCTAATGATAGTAAATTAGATTATGAAGAAATCTGGTCAACAATTATCGCAAACGATGGTTCAGTTCAACATTTAGATATACTTGATGATTGGCAAAAAGATGTATTTAAGACAGCAATGGAATTAGACCAACGCTGGGTCATTCAACACGCAGCTGATAGGCAAAACTGGATTGACCAAGCACAAAGTTTAAATGTATTCTTTAGACCTGATGCTGATATAAAATACATTCATGCAATTCACTTCTTGGCATGGAAAGGTGGTTTAAAAACCATGTATTATTGTAGAAGTGAAAAGATTGGCAAAGCAGACAAAGTTGCCAGAAAAATTGAACGAGAAGTAATTAAAGAAATTGATTTAACCCAAATTGCACAAGATGAAACTGTGTGTATAGCTTGTGAAGGATAGAAAGGAAAATATGAGTAAGAAAGTATTAAAATTTGCAGCTTCATGGTGTCAACCATGTAAGATGTTGAGTAAGACAATTGAAGGTATGGAAATAGATACACCAATTGAAGAAATTGACATTGACGAAAATCAAGAATTGACAGTAAAATATCAAGTTCGAGGAGTTCCAACTCTAGTTATGGTAGATGATGACAAAGAAGTAAAAAGAATATCTGGAGCATTATCAACAAAACAACTAGAGGAGTGGCTGAATGGCTAAAGATGATTCAAATTTATTAAAAGAACGAAATAGTTTTAAACCTTTTAATTATCCTTGGGCATACAATGCCTGGTTGCAACATGAGCAATCACATTGGTTACATACAGAAGTGCCAATGGCTGAAGATGTAAAAGATTGGAAAAACAAACTTACACAACCACAAAAACATTTTTTAACAAACATCTTCCGTTTCTTTACACAAGGTGATGTTGATGTTGCTGGTGGTTATGTAAAGAATTACTTGCCATATTTTCCACAACCAGAAGTTCGTATGATGTTAATGGGATTTGCAGCTCGTGAAGCACTTCATGTTGCCGCTTATTCACATTTAATTGAAACTCTAGGAATGCCTGAATCAACTTACAATGAATTTTTAGAATATGAAGCGATGAAGAACAAACATGATTATGTTTTAGATATCAGTAATCGTAATGGCGACAAACAATCAACCGCTACACATATTGCTGTGTTCTCTGCATTTACAGAAGGTATGCAGTTGTTCTCATCATTCATTATGTTATTAAATTTCCCACGCCATGGTTTAATGAAAGGTATGGGTCAGATTGTGACATGGTCTATTGTTGATGAAACCATGCACACCGAATCAATGATTAAATTATTCAGGACTTATATTGAAGAAAATAAATCAATATGGAACGATACACTTAAGTCCAGGATATATACCATTGCTGAGAAAATGGTCGAATTAGAAGATAAGTTTATTGATTTAGCCTTTGAAATGGGTGATATGCCTGATTTGACTGCCGACCATGTTAAACATTATATACGATACATTTGTGATAGAAGATTAATTTCTTTAGGCCTCAAGGGAGTGTATAAGGTGAAGAAGAATCCACTACCTTGGGTCGAAGAAATGATAAACGCACCAACACACACAAACTTTTTTGAGAACCGTGCCACAGATTATGCAAAAGGTGCATTAAAGGGTTCTTGGGAAGAAGTTTGGGGTCAAGTTGCATAACAAGGAGAAGTAAATGTTAGAATTATTAGGTAAAGTATCATCAGTAAAAGATTGGGCATTAGCTCGTTGGGCTGAAAGAACATCATGGGACGGCACAGTTTTGATTGCTGTTGGTGTTATAGGTCTACTCGCTAGTCCATTAGTTAAACTTGCATCATGGGTTGCTATTGGTTACGGTGCATGGACTCTTTGGAAAAAAGAGAAGTAATGATAACAATTGAGCAATCTGCCACCGATAAAATACTGGATCTCATCAAACAAGAAGAAGATTCTGATATAAAAGGTCTACGCATTTTTGTTGAAGGTGGTGGGTGCTCAGGTTTTCAATATGGATTTACTTGGGAAAAAGAAATCAGTGAAGATGATTTTTCATTTGATTTAACAGGTTCCAATTTAAAAGTGATTGTTGATCCAATGTCAGCACAATATTTACAAGGTTCAACAATTGAATATCAAAAAACAATAATGGCAGAACAATTTGCCATAAGGAATCCAAACGCACAAACAAAATGCGGTTGTGGTTCCAGTTTTTCAGTATAGGATTAATTATGGCCTATTCAGATAAAGTATTAGATCATTATGAAAATCCAAGAAATGTTGGTTCATTAGATAAAGATGATCCACAAGTTGGCACAGGTATGGTGGGAGCACCATCTTGTGGAGATGTGATGAAATTGCAGATAAAAGTCAACGAAGAAACAGGGATTATCGAAGATGCAAAATTCAAAACATACGGATGCGGTTCAGCAATCGCAAGTTCAAGCCTTGTCACAGAATTACTCAAAGGCAAAACGCTTGACGAAGCGTCAACAATTAAAAACTCAGCCATTGCCGAAGAACTGGCTTTGCCGCCTGTTAAAATACATTGCTCAGTTTTGGCAGAAGATGCAATCAAATCTGCCATTGCAGATTACAGTAAAAAGAAAACTCAAAAAGAAATAAACATACCTGTCGTAGGAGTATAATGAAAACACTAGATCACACCTGTCATAACTGTCAGTCTGAATTTGCTATAAACTATGTTGATAGCGTTTGTGAATCAGATCCAACTTTCTGTCCATTCTGTGGAGAATATTTGTTATTGGATTCGGAGAATCTAAATACCAGTATGAACAACACGGATGGAAAGGGTGTAGAGGACTATTGAACTGGACACATAACGGAAAAGAATTCACTGAAGAACACATTGGTGAATATTTTGGTATAGTTTATTTAATCACAAATTTAAAAACAGGTCGTAAGTATGTTGGTAAGAAATTCTTTACTCAAGCCGGCCGAAGACAAATTAAAGGTAAAGTTAAGAAAGTTCGCAAACCGTCCAATTGGTTAAAGTATTGGGGAAGTAATAAAGTTCTCCAAGAAGATGTTCAAAAACAAGGCGAACAAACCTTTACAAGAGAAATCCTTCATTTGTGTAAAACAAAAGGTGAATTATCTTATTGGGAAAGTTATGAGATATTCAATCGACACGCTTTACGAACAGATGAATATTATAATGATTGGGTTAGTTGTAAAGTAAGGAAGAACCACTTAGAAAAGAAACCCGATTCTATTAAATTCTCTCCTAGACTGAAAAGATCACAAAACACAAGACCTTATCATTGATGGCTAGCTGGAGCTACCTCAGCAACCGGACACCAGCTATGTATAAAAAAACAAAGCTCTGGACAGGCAAATATGAACGAAGAATTATATAAAGATATAAAAGAGAATATAAAATCATATCAACCGATAGCTCGTGACTATTGGTGGATTAAATTTTCTAATTATAAAGGCAACATATTACTATTTGCTGGTTCAATATTAACAGGTGAAACTGTTACTCAACACTTTACCGATGAAGACGATGCTGTCTTGTATGTCAATTGGTTATTTCATCAAAATCCTGCTTTAAAAATAAACCCAAGATTGCCTCGAAAAGGCTTGACTAAAAAAGAAAAATAATATATAATACGCTATGATTAAGAATGAAAGTATATTTGCTTTTTGGGTCAAATGGTTATCGACTGTTGGTGCCTGTGGTTGTGCCTTTGCTAGTTCAATGGATTGGTATCCACTAAATGTCTGGTTAGGTTGTCTAGCGGGCATTGGTTGGATTTATATTGGATGGTTATGGAAAGAATCAAGTGTTATCATAATCAATGTAATGATGGCTGTCATTTATGGTGGCGGAGTGATAAGGAGTTTGGAGTTTGTTTCCTGAAAAAATAGAAGATTATATAAAAGTTTATAAAGGTTATTTGAATGATGAAATTTGTGACCATGCTGTTAAAGAACTAAAAGAATCACCAGATTGGCAAACACACACATTTTATAATATGAATAACGATTCTTATCATTCAACCGATAAAGAATTGTCAGTATTATTCCAAGGTAACAAAGAAAAAGATATTACAGCGACAGAATATTTCATGGAACAAACATGGAATGTTATTGAACGATATATTGTAAAAGATCATTCGTTTTGCAAAGATTATTATGATGGTTGGGCTGGGTTTACTATGTTAAGATATAATCGATATAGTGAAAATACCAATATGAAATTACACTGTGACCATATCCATGATATGTTTGATGGTGAAAGAAAAGGTATTCCAACATTATCTATTGTTGCAAACTTAAATGATGATTATGAAGGTGGTGAATTTGTGATGAGAGGTGAAGTGATACCTTTAGGAAAAGGTGATATTATATTATTCCCATCTAACTTTTTATATCCACATAAAGTAAACGATACAACCAAAGGAACAAGATACTCATATGTATCATGGGTATGGTAGATCCAGAACAAATATATGAAGATATGATTAGGTTATATGGTGAATTACCTCATCCGGTACATGAACCAAAACGGTGCCTTTTCTATCTTAAGATGTATAATTACCGTAAAAAATTAAAATGATAAATAGTCGTGTCAGCCACAAGTTGACACATTACTAAACAATCCCAAAAGGAAAATATAACATGAAAATAGCATTACTAACTTTATTATTAGCATTAACACCAACGATTGTGATTTCTGAAGAAAATACAGCTCGAGCAAGAACTGTTGAATATAAACATCTCAATGAAAAAATTGAAAGTTTAGAAAAAGCAATTCGTTTACAAACACTCACAACAGAAGCCGTTCGCAAAGAAAACTACGATTTAGCTTGTAAAGCACAAAAAGAAGCAACCATCGCAATAAGACAAGCAAATATTGTTGATGTAAATGGTTACAGTGACAAGCAATACGCAGAAATTTGCATAATCTCAAGAGCAACCGCCGAACCAAATACACCATCATGGTTAAAACCTGTAGCTGGTTTTGAACCTGCTGGCGTTTATGTTAAAGGACGAAGATAATGGCAAACTACTTTGAAAGTGGATTCACCATGCTAAAAGAACTTGCAAAAGATAAAGCGGAACAGAATAAAAAACTTGAAGAACTGAAAGATGTATATGATGAAAAATTTAGAGTATGTGAAGACGATAAGGTTTGCACTCGCCGCCTTATTGATGCTTATTCCGATTGCGACTAAAGCAGAACTAGAAAATTTTAACCCTATCTCAGCCATTCTTAATGGTGGAGATACGGTTATAGATAAAATCAACGAACAAAAACAATTTAACCAACTTGTTGCAGAAACTTTTACAATAGAAGAATATGCTGAGTGGTTAAAGGTTCAACAATCATTTCAAGCAAAAGAAACACGAGAAAAAGAACAATTTTTATCCTGTATTGAAAAGGGAACTAATAAAAAAACTTGTGTTGACCCTCATTGGTGCCTCTATCCAAACCAATTAAACAAAGACGAATGTGTTTGGTATAAAATCAAATACAATTTAAAATAATTGCCTCTTTTTAACTCAAATGATGATATAATTATATTATGGACAATGAACAAATAAAACAAAATATACAGTTATTACAAGATTTTATATGGGAATATAAGGCAATAATTCTGTTATTCATAATTGTTTTTGTAAACCTATATACATTTACTAAAAATAATTATCTATCAAAACATTTAGAAGAATGTAGGATACAAAACGAATTGTATAAACAGAATCCACCTAGAATAGAACCAGGTAAAGGCGGCTATGATAGTTGGGAATCAAGTATAAGGCCTGAAAAATGAGTGAAGTCATCAATATATTAAATAAAATAAAAAACTCAAAGTTTTATGAGATAGATATTTCAATGGAAGCACCATTCAAAATAAAAGATAATGTCCCGTTTGAAGTTTTAATCAATGATGGTGTTGCCAAATTTAAAGTATTGGCATCAAATGAATTAGAAGCACACAACAAAGTATTTGATTATTTAAATAGTATTGATGATGATTATGACCCGGCACTGTAAAAAAATTAAACAAAGAAATGCGACACTCTATGCTTTATTTCGTGGTGATTTACCATTTGGTCATAAAGTAGAAAAGAACAAAAAGAAATACAACCGTAAATCTAAACACAAGGAGAAATTAGATGCAACTGAGTGATGATGCAAAAAAGAAATTAGCGGGTGCAATGAATGAAATGAGTAACAGTATGTTACGAGCAGAAGCTGAAAGAGAATTACAAAAAGAAGTGATTAATAATTTATTTGATGAGTTTAAAATACCTAAAAAGGTATTATCAAAAATGGCAAGAGTGTATCACAAACAAAACTTTGCAGAAGAAAAAGCAACACATGAGGAGTTTGAAGAATTGTATCACACAATAACTGGCACAAATAATGATTAAGCCTGAAATTCATCCATTATTTCCAACACCGGTAATGATGTTTAACATGAACCGTGAGTTTACAAAAGAAGAACATCGTGTTTTCAAAGATTGTGCTAAGAACATGAGACCAAACGAAGGAAATAAAACAAGTGATGAACGATACATTTTAGATAAACCTGAAATGTCTACACTGAATACTGAATTGACTGATATGGTTAGATTATATATGGATGCTATAATCAATCCATCAAATAAGGTATCGCCATATATTACACAATCATGGTTAAATTACACAAAAGAAGGACAATGGCACCATAAACATGAACATCCAAATAGTTTTATTTCAGGTGTTTTATATATTGACGCTGATGATGAATTGGACAAGATTAACTTTTATCGGCCATATCCACAATATCAACAGATTAAATTAAATCCAAAAGATTGGAATCAATTTAATTCTGAATCATGGTGGTTTAGTGTGAAAACAGGTATGCTTGTATTATTTCCATCATATTTAACACATATGGTTGAAGCCAAAAAAGGTAAGAACACACGAACCAGTTTGGCATTTAATACATTTTTAAAGGGGACCATTGGTTCATACGATGATTTAACGGAGTTAAAAAATGAATAATCCATTAAGAAAATTAAAGAAGTGTGAATTTTGTGGTACAACCAATCCAAATAAAGAATATGTTATTTTTGAATCATCAAAACCAAAAAAGATTGGTAAATTAATTATCAAAGAAAAAGTAATTTTATGTGAAGAATGTGCCGCTTTAGGTGCGTGTTAAGGAGTAATAATGATTGATATGTTTGAAAATTCACAACAAGAAGGCCAAATATATGATTATATTGATGACCTAGGTTTTTATGCGAGTAATCCAGAAAACGGTTGGTCAAGTAAGAAAAAAATATATGAAATATTATGGGAACTACAAAAGCAGTTAAAGACCTTGCCTACATTTCCAGATGAGAAACAATGGGTCAAAAATAGAAAAGAAGCATTAGGGGTTAAGTGAGGTTGTTTGATATAAAATGGATATCAACTATAATGTTGATAACTGGTGCAACAGCACTTTCTTTAAAAATAGAGCATTTTCAATATTGTTTTCCAGTGTTTGTATTGGCTCACACAATATTGGCGTATGAATTTAGTGTCAGGCACAAAAACTTACCTTTATTCATACAAAATTGTTATTTTATTGGACTTAATTCGATTGGAACTTATGTCTGGCTATTGAAATGAGATATAGATATATTCCAGAGCAACTTGAGGCAATAAATAACAATACAGATTTAATATACGAATTCAAAGAAGACGGTGCGTTAAAACTTTTATTCAAATACGCTTTCGATCCTGAATATAAGTTTCTTTTGCCTGAAGGAGACCCACCGTTTGAACCCGATCCTAACGAGATTGGTGAGACACACGGTTTATTTAAACCAGAGATAAAAAAATTATATGTGTATTCTAAGGAGAATCCAAACATGGATCCTTGGAAACGAGAAATGCACTTTATAGATTTGCTATCTGATATTCATATTTCAGAGGCGAAAATACTGCTGGCTATAAAAGACCAAAACTTGGGTAAAATATACCCAAATATTACTCATCAATTAGTTAAGGAAGCGGGATTACTTTGACAGATAATGTCATTACAATAAGAGACAAGATCAACGAGAAGATGGACAAATTGGAAGATTATGTCGCCAAGAATGCTCATCTCACCCACCCTCATATTGTCCGAGAACACCTCAAAGAAGTCCATAAATATTACACACTATTAGAACCAGAAGATAGACAATATGTTGATGTCATTGATGAATTTGTTGGAAGGGAAGACAAATGGTTTTAGAAGAAAGATTATTAAAGTTATTTAACGATTTTATGATTGATATAAGAACTCATGTCAATGATATTGATGATGCAGAATTGAGAAGAACATTTTTAACTATGTTACATGATTATAGAAATAGAATGGAGAATTTAAATGAAGACGAATTGGTTTGATGAACTTTCACAAAGAGCTTCTGTTATTTTAATATTAACCTGTGGTGTTATTTTATTTCCTTTTATTTTAGCGTTTGGTATATTATGGGAAGTATTAAATTTTATCCACCGAAAGGTGTTTAAATGATATTACATCATTTTGACAATGAAAACAAATCAGCAACCATTTCACACTCACAAGGTCAATTTATTGTAATGAAATACATTGATAACCAATATATTGATGAAGAAGTGGCATTGACTGAAGATGATGCTGAAATGAAAGCAGAAGATTGGGTATTGAATGCTTCTGCCAGCTGATTTTGATAATAAGAATTACAAACGAAGAAGTGACCTATCATTGGTTAAAATATCATGGATTGAAAGGTTAATTAAATGGATAAAGAAATAGTTAAAGATATATTACTCAGAACCGGTGGTTCAATTACCGACCAGATTGACCACGAACCTTATAATAAGTTTGGTGAAGCACTACTCAACCAAATCATTGATGAGTGTAAAGAATTACAAAAGACACAATGCACAGCTATGGGTGTAGCAAACACCATAAAGAGAAACTATCTTAAATAATGCCAGGGGTTTACCGAGAGAAAGAATGTCCAACTTGTGGTGTCAAACACCGTAAGAAAGGTAAATATTGTGGTCAGTCCTGTGCATCAAAGAACTATCGGCACTCAGAAGAAAGCAAAGAAAAGATATCCAATGCTCTAAAGGAAGAACATAAGAAACCTGAACGCATCGCTCAGGCACGAATGTTAAAACAAGGGACATTAACCAATGCAGAAGATTTCGCCATCGCTATACCAGATATCAATGACATTTCTGATTATGCTGACCATCTCAGTGGTTTTGATAACGCCGAAGATTGGTAATACTGAAGAAAGAATAACTGGAAATACTTGTGGTCGCCAAGAATACACCGACTGGCCATGCCTACATGAAGATGGGTGTATTGTGTTTAC